AATGGACAGGTAGGGGGCGACCACTACAAGGACATGCTTATCCAACCGAGCGAGTTCATTTACAAGAACAAGCTGGACTGGCTACAGGGCAACGCCATCAAGTACATCTGTAGGCACAACCTGAAGGGTGGAGAAGAGGACATAGACAAGGCGATCCACTACTTAAACTTACTAAAGGAATGGTATGATGATAGTGACAAAACCTGATGTCGGGTGGCTGGTGAAGCTGTTGGTGATTGTCACCTACATCCACCGGGAGTACCCCGAACTCTTCAACGAGGAAGATGAAGAGACACTTAAGATTGCAAGACAACTAATAGGGAGTCTGGACGATGAAGATACTAACTCTTGACATAGAGACATCGCCCATTGACGCGTATGTATGGGGGTTATGGCAGCAGAACGTGAACATCGCTGGCATAAACAACCCTACACGTATGCTGTCGTGGGCGGCCAAATGGTACGGTGAGAAGGAAGTGCTCTCCATGAACGAGTTCGACCACGGAGAAGACAACATGGTACGGGGCATCTATGATCTGGTCAACCAAGCGGATGCTATCGTGGGCTGGAACAGTAAGAACTTCGACATGAAGCACCTGAACCGTGAGTTCGTGGAGCGTGGCTTCGTTCCACCTACTGAGTACAAGCACATAGATCTGCTAGCCACAGTACGACAGCAGTTCAAGTTCCCGTCGAATAAGCTAGACTATGTAGCTGGTATTCTATTGAACGAACATAAGATGGATACAGGTGGGTTTGGTTTATGGTTGGGATGCTTAGCAGGAGACGCTAAGGCTTGGGCTAAGATGGTCAAGTATAACGTGGCCGACGTCAAGCTGACCGAGCGCATGTATGACCGACTCAAGGGCTGGATCAAGAACCATCCTAACTGGGGTCTGTACATCGAGGATCAGGACGCACCAGTCTGCCGCAACTGTGGCAGTGAGCATATCCATAAGAAGGGTGACGAGTACGACACAACAGGGCTGTTCGCGTACGCACGCTACAAGTGTGTGACCTGTGGCGCTAACCTACGTGGGCGTAAGTCTGTCAAGGGCAAGGCTAAGGTCAGCAAGCAGGTGCTCAAATGAAGGGGCTGTGGCTGACAGTGCTGACCGTCAACGCCTTCTCATGTGGGGTGCAGACTGCTTTAGGAGGATGGACTTGGGCAGTAGTGGGAGCTTCGTGTGTGATACTGGCTCTCGTTCACCTAGTAGGAGACGACAGTGATAACACCTAGAGAACTCAATCAGATGGTACAGTCTGACAATAAACTATGGGAGAACGCCGAGACTATTGATACGGGGAATGGTACTTTAACCAAGACTTTATTCCTGCCGCATGGTATCGGTCAGTTCTCCCTCACATTCGAAGGAGTACATGATGCAGCAGGACGACGAAACGCCTCAGGAGTCTGGGGAGAGTCAGTCAGATACGCAGTTGAAGAAGCCATTGGAGACGAAGCTGTCTCATCTAGAGCTGCACAGGCAGCTGCGCTTGCTGGCACGGACACAAGTAGAATCCTTAGTAGCGATGGGAGCAATACACTTCGATCAGAGCCGGTACCTTCGCAGGAAGCAGTACCAACACTTGGCGAGGCTCCCACGAGCGGTGCAACTCCAAGCGATAGACTACATGAACTCGTCGCCTATCGAGCTACCCTCGAAGATCTAATTACTGAAGCCCATAAACGACTAAAGGGCCTTGACCGTGAAGTCAAAGCCCTTGAAGCGTACAAGGAGATCATGAATGACAGTGCTAAATATGAGAGCAGCGCGACTCAAGAAGATGATGAGATCACTATATCAGAAGCGCTTCCAGATAGAGAGCCCGAGCCCAGAGAGGGCAGCAGCGGAGACTATGAAGCCTACGTCAATCCCGACGGTGACCAAGCTAGTGACTCCGATAACGACACCCTCTAAAAGCTGAGGATAACCGAAGGCAGTAAGGATGCCACCAACCAATATCAGGTTGAAGATAGACATAACTGATACAGTTACGTACTCATCTTTCCATGTGGCATCCATCCCCTTCACTTGCAAAGACTCCCACTCGTCCTTATTCAGGCTGAGTTCATGGGAGTCTTCTTGTTTGGCGAGTTCAACCTTGGTCTTAGCAGTCTGCTGAGCCATCTTGCGGTCTTGCCGCTTCATGTATATGTCAGCTAGTGGTTTGAACAGTAGTGTTAACCAATTGGGCATGTCGTGTCCTCGTTTTCACACTGTGTGAAAAGTTCTGTAACTGTGGTAACCATCCCATGCGGGATGAACATCTTAGCTGATACCTCTGTCTCTTCGTCGTAGATATCAGTAGCTAGAACATAACCGTGTTGGTTCTTCGCAATGAGGAACCCCACGGTTTTTCTGTATATGGGTTTTGTGTCCTGTGCCTCTTCTGGGCAGAAGTCATCCGTCTCGATGAACGCATCTCCCCACGACACTACGATTACTTTGCGCATCCGTATTGTTTCCTCCACTTGTCGCTGTAGTCCACACCCATCCAAGCAGCTGCTACAATGCGGGCTGCTTCTTCGCTAGTGCAGCCGTCCCTGAACCTGAACCCAGCTTCATGGAGGATATAGTGGGTTAGTTCATGTATGTATGTATGGTCTGGTGCTTGTGGATCAATGAATATCCAATGCTCACCCGGCATATAAGCGCCGTACAGTCCTATCGCACCCATTAAGTCTGTTACTATTACTGTGGGTCGTGATATTCCTTTGCATTCTATCTGTAGTGTCTCACATGCAAACACTAGTTCTGCGTGTGGTTCCCTAGGTGTCACTGCCCCTGTTAGTCCTACCAATACCAGTAGTGCCAACATGATGTTCTTCATTGTGTAGTACCTCGATGTGGAATAGATCGTCAAAGTTCTGGTCCGTGAGGTCCCCATCCCCGTCCCAGTCGCCACCCCACCTTATTCTGAACCCTTCTTCACGAGCTATACCGTGGGCACGCCCGGCTATCATACCGAGGGCACCCCAGAGCTTAGGCTCGTACGTGGGGTAAGGGTAGGGCTGTAAGTCCACAGCCAGTGATGGCTTGCGGTTGTGCTTACTGTGAGGGTACCTTAACTTTGACACACCATTCTCATACATGGTGTTCTGTTCTTCTCTATCGCGGTGACCATAGAGCAGAGATATGTCCGTTACCTCGTCTCTAATGCGGGTGACTAATCGTTGCAGCCTCCCGTCCAGCTGGTCGTACACTTTCTTGCTCTTATTGCTCCAAGTCTTCATCGGTTGGTGCCTCTATGCTGACATCATTCCAGAAGGCTTTCTCTAGGGCACGAGACCCAGCCACCTGACCCGGTTTGAACACGGGAGTATCTTCCATGACATTCAGGGCTCGCGCTATGATTTCCTTGCGGCTAACTTTATCCATGCCGATAGCTTGCTTGATGACATTAGTCATCAGGTTAACCTTCACCTGTGCCTTGGCGATTCCGTGACCAACCCATAGCCGCGCACCAGTAGCGGGCAGCTGCGACAAGAATGAGGACAGTATAGTATTCTCCCCTAGACTGTTTGCTACCTTAGCAAAGGCTACTAGGTCCTTGACCCTCTTGTTGTCTAGCCCTAGCTCCCGCATCAAAGGGCTGTGCTTGCGCACTGTCTCTGCATGGTTACGTAGGAACTGTGTGAAGTTAGGTGGCTCACGTAGTAAGGGAGTCATCAGTTCATGTAAGAAGTCCGTGGCTACGGCCCCCATAGCAGGGTGGTCCTTGCCCAGTAGCTCCTTCATTCTCCTGACAGTGCCCAGCATTGGAGCCTTAGCACCAGCTGACGAGGAGCCTATTAGGAACTGACTGATTTGGGTGGGGCTGGCTTCCATCTCCATGAGCTTTACGATCTGCTTGTCGGCGTTCCATCGCGCGTTGTGTGCGCGTGTCGCTGCGTTAGCTTGCTTCCATGCTAGGACAGCACTGGGGTCGCCCGATACCATGTCCTGCGTGAACTGCTGATCTAGGAAGTCGTCCATCTTACGTTGGAAGAACCGTAGCGCATCCTGCTGTCTCATGGAAGGCGGTAGGCGCTCAGTTGCTACATTAGAGGCGCGCTGCAGACCCTCCATAGATGCACTAGCCCGATCACGGATGCGCTGCATCTCGTTGAGTGAGGCTGTACGTTGCCTAGCCTGTACTGCAATGTCACGTATGACAGTGGGTGGTAGCTCAATCAGGGAACTAGCTTCTGGGTCTATTACACCAGCGCGCTTGCCTGTGATAGGAGACACCTTCTCTATGGTGGCTAGCTCTTGTAATCGGTTAGTGATGTGCGACATGTTCTGTACGTCGTAGCCCTCATCTATTAGAGACTCCATAGCGTTCTTGGAGAACTGCTTAATCTCTGAGGTTCTAAGCTCGGCGTTACGTTCTGTGGCCCTAGCGACCTTAGCCGCTGTCTGCGCCTCGCTGGCTGCCTTGGCCTCCTTGAGTGCTGTCTGATATCCTACTGCGCTAGCCCCGCGCTCTGATGGGACTGATTCCTTGGCTGATCGTACAACGCTAGCTGCCATGTCATTCTGCTTAAGCTGTACGCCTAAGTCCTTGGCAACACGCGCCACTCGGCTCTGCGCATTGTCTACACTACGGAGCAGCGGTACGTTACGTAGTGATTGTCGCTCACCGGGGAGCCCCTTGCGGATAGTCACATCAGGTGCGCCGCGTAATGAGCGTGCACCCTTAATTCCTGCGATGTCTGCTGTCCCCATGATACCTGTATAGATAGCGGTAGCGGCCATAGGGCTGCCCCCACTGGCCCAGTGCGAGAAGTCCTTTACCTGAGTGTCGAGGTACATAAGTGGTTCAGCTACGGTCTGTAGTATCTCCTCTGCCACCTCTGTGTGGGGTGCCAGCGTCATCGCCTCCGCAAGAGCCTCTTGGTTACGAACCGCTTTGTCCAAGCCTCCTCCTGCTGCCAGAGTGAGTAGCCCATTAAGTCCAGATAGGGGCGTCGCAATGGCACCCGTCAGGACAGTACCTGCTACGTTAGCTGCACCCACAATCTTCTCTCCAACTGAAGACCCTTGGTTAGCCTGCATCTGCTCGGGAGTCAGAGGGGTGCTCTCATTCTCGGGGATAGCACCTAGCTCAATACCGTCTGCACTGATGGCAGGTTGCGGTTGAGTGCCTACAGGACCCGGCTTATTCTGCTCTGACTGCTGTGCCTGTGCGCCATCCCACTGATCGATCATGTCCATGACGCGATCTTCTTGCTCAGCTGTTAGCTCTCCGCCGCGCAGTTCTTCTACAAGAA